ATGGAAAAACGAACAAAAGATTCTATCGCCTTATCCGAATTTCTTTCCACATTCTCTTCTAATGAATGTACGGTTGCTATCGATAAAATAGTTGAAGGTTGTTTAGTCCCTCGTCGTACAGTGTATAATTGGAAATACGGTGTATGTCGGATTCCTGAATTATACAAGCTCAAAATTGAAGAAATTTTCGGTCAACAGATATTCTCGAGGCCTCTAATTTGTGAAAAATGACATGGACGAACTATTCACTGTCTCCATCGAATTTTTCATCTTTAACGATGAACTATGGTATAGAAGTGAGGGCAAATCACCGTGCCGGTTAAAGGAACAAGACTACGAATTTGTGACCTTAATTGCGAATCTGATTGAAAAGTTCTATCCAAAAGCATATATCGCTTTGGCCTCTGAATATGCCAAGAGCAAGGCTAATCTTCCACTTTTCCGATATCGGATTGTCTCTAGATTTTGTCGTTGCAACTTTGGCAACATAGACAACATCATAGACATCGATGCCTCTACCTTCCATTTTGAACATGTTCTTTGTCCTCTCCGGGGAGAATGCAAATTTGAAAATATTGTATGTCACCCTGAATTTGAGAGCCACATCTCGAAAGCCGAGAAGAGAATCCTGGAAAGATGGTATCGTGGAGAGTCGAAAGAAGAAATAGCCGATGCTCTGTTTTTGTCTATACACACGATAAACAATCATATTCGAAACGCCTTCCAGCGGCTGGATATTCACAATAAAGCCGAATTCGTAAGGTTCGCAGACTTAAATAATCTATTCAAATGAAAAAATACAACAAATTCGATATTGATAGGGTGAAATCGGCGGCAGATATTCGCGACTTTATACCAGGACTTTCTGGGCGCGGAGCAACCCAATATTGCGAGTGCCCCGAGTGCCATAAGTCGGGACGGAACAAGGGGCTTTGTGTCACGCATAAAACCAATATGGATATTGCGAAATGCTTCTCGTGCGGGTTCACTATAAATGGAGCTATCGATGCCGTTCAATATTATGATAAGGTTGAGTTCATAGACGCCCTGCAAATTGTTGCCTCGAGATACAATATCCTTCTCGAAACAGAGATGGAGAAACGGCAGCGGGCTATCGACCGAAGCCGAGAGAAAGTAAAGCAGTCGTTTTGTCTCTCTCAACTGGAAGCCAGTGGTCTTACGGTGAAAGATGTCACCGCAAAAGTTCGCCTCGACGATAAGAGTGGGGAAATCTATCTGCCGGCATTCCAGCGAGGCGGTATGGATAAGTATTTCAACATCAATAAGAACGATGATGAAATGCTCATTTACTATTATGACCTTTGGGGGAATCCTGTTCAATATGCCACGCGAGGGGCCGCCGGCAGTCTCAAACCATACGTCAGGATCCGGTGGTCGAATCCATCGTTACATCTCGATAAAGATGGCCGGGAGATAAAGTACCAAACGCCCAAGGGGGCTCCGACCAAGTTTTACATTCCTCAGTACATTAGAGAGCGATTCCTCTCCGAGACGCATATAGAGACGCTCATCGTCCAGGAAGGGGAGAAAAAAGCCGAAAAGGCATGCAAACATGGTATCGCTTCTATCGGCATTCAAGGAATTTACAATATCGGGAATGCCGAGACAGGGCTAATCCAGGATCTTCAGTACCTGGTCCAAAAATGCACGATAAAGAATGTCGTTCTGTTGATGGATAGCGACTGGGATCATCTCCACCGCGAGATTCAGATAGGTGACCATGTCGACCAGCGGCCGAATCAGTTCGCCAAGGCCGTCATCAAATTCAAGCAGTACGTTCAGACAATGCACAATATCGGGGTGTCGGTTGACATCTTCTTCGGTCATATCAATGACACACCCTCACACGACAAAGGCATCGACGATTTACTTTGCAATACCCTCAAAGGGAGAGAGGAGGTCCTTCGGAAGGAGATAGACACCGTTATGCACACCCATGACGGTAAAGGCCAATTCCTTGACATACATAAAATCACATCGAAAACCGATTTCCAAATCAAGGACTTTTGGCTGTTGAACGATAGAGATGGATTTTTTGAGCGTCATAAGGAGGAGCTCTTGCAAATCCCTAATTTCCGTTTTGCCAAGATAAATTACCGAATTGAGGACGGTAAACTTGTCCAGGCATCGCGCTATTCGAGTGAGAGAGACTTCTGGGTCATCGGGGCGAATGATAAGGGAAAGAAAACGGTCGATTTCGATTACATCGAAGCCTTACAGTTCATTTCAGCTAATGGCTTCTACCGCATTCATACTTCCGACTTGGAGGTCGATCAATATAAGTTTGTTCGCATCGACGACGGAGTCGTCCATCTGTCAGGGCCAACCGAAATTCGCGATTTCGTGTACTATTACGCGTTACAAACTTGTAAGGATCGCGACGTAATTACGATGTTGGCCTCACGGCTCGGTTCTCTTCTGGGGCCTGATAAGCTCGAGCGAATAACGAAGATAGACGATAACTTCGATAATTTCGAGCCTCATATCCAAAGAATGTATTACCGCAACGGCCAAATTCAGATTACCTCGCGAGGAATTGAATTTGGCGATCTCCTGGGGCAGGTTTGGAGCGACAAAGTAATCCGGCGAAAGTTCAAGCGGGTTCCCGTTATTGATAAAATCGAATATGACCCGGCTGCCGGCTTTTCTGTTTTCCCGACAGAAGAGGGGAAAGCCTGTGAGTTTTTCCGATTCATCTGTAATACTTCCAATTTTTGGAACATACCAGGACACACACCTACCGACCAGGAGGAGCGGGAATTTCAGCAGCATGTCGTCAACAAGATTACATCTATCGGCTTTCTCATGTGCGACTACAAATATCAGACCGAGTTGAAGGCGGTTATCGCGATGGACGGCCAGATGGGAGAGGTTGCCCAGTCAAACGGACGAACCGGTAAGTCGCTGGTTGGAGCGGCTCTCGCAAAAATACTCGATCAGACAGCTATCGACGGGCGAAATACTAAAAACGACGACGATTACATCTATTCGAATGTGACACCGAGAACCCGAAACATCTTCATCGATGATGTCAAGGTGAATTTTGATTTCGAGCGATTCTTCTTTGCCGTTACCGGCGACCTCGCAGTAAATCCAAAGACCAAGGCTCGGTTCATCATACCCAACGAAAAATCGCCCAAATTCTACATCACTACGAACCACGCCATAAATGCGAACAATCGCTCGGCTCTCGAGCGCATTACCTATATGGCCTTTTCCGACTGGTACAACGACAACCACCGGCCCATCGATGATTTCGGACACCAATTCTTTGCCGATTGGGACGAGGACCAGTGGAATCTTTTCGATAATTTCATGGCCGAGTGTTGTATGTTCTATTTCAAATCCATGGCCGAGAGTTGGTATCGAACAGGGCAAGGGGCAGTTCCGCCGCCGATGCGCGACATCAAGATGAGAACCCTCAAACAGCAAATGGGCGAGGCCTTCGTTCAGTGGGCAGAGACCTATTTCGACGAGTCGGCGAATAATCTCAATGAAAGGATTCCTCGTAAAACCATGTACGACGCTTATCATAGCTCTTTCCCCGACAGCAAATTCGGGGTTACTCCCTCCAATTTCCGCACGAAGGTTGTGCTCTATTGTGATTTCAAAGGATATCACTTCAACGTTTCGCGGCCGAACAAATCCGGCATCTCGTTCCGCGATTGGATCGAAGATCACCCTGGAGAAGCGTTTGTCGGAGAGGCCGATAAGTCGGGCGGGGTAGAGTATTTCGGCGTGTTTAGCCTTGATTTTGCAAAGAAACAACCATTTTAATTTTAGGATATGAGTGTGAATTTTAATCCCTATGAAAACTACCGGATTCGGGTTTTTGAGAACTCCGGAGAACTTCGGAATTACAAGAAAGACGTTGTCGTTGACAATCGTCGAGAACGTGTCGTACTTCTTATCGGGCAGGTTGCGCCCGATAAGTTTGCGATAGGATACGATATTTTCTTCGCCGATGGGCGGCGAGCCGGACGGCTCCCGTCGTTGGAGTTCGGGTATTTCGTCAGGGAACGAGAGGCGAAGCTCTATTTCTTGGGGTATATCAAGCAAAACCGTTCGAGGTTCTTGCCCTCTACTATCGAGGCGGTCGACGATTTGATCCGCACGATCATTCAGCCCGGGCTGTTCTGATTCGTAAAAGAGCGAACGATTATATCCAGAGCGGACAAGGCAGACGAGAGGTATTCAGACGGGTCGGTGTATCGTTGCACCGACCCGTTTTATGCTTTTATGCCGGGCTCTTTTTCCCCCACACCCCCTTCGTTGAGAATGTATGGGAAAGTGCTGCGGTGCAAGGAATACGGTAAAACGCTGAAAAATAGCGCAAAAGCTATGTACGTATATATATTTTTTTTTTTATTTTAATTTGAATCTTAATAATAATGGAAAAACAGTACATTCGTACGGTGGTTATTTTACCTTTTGATATTCAATATTTTACGGTCGTACTTTTTTTATTTTGAAGCAGTGCGAAACTGTGCGTACTGTGCAGGAGTACGGCAAAAAAAACAGTACGAAAAAAGTACGGTCGTATCGCTTTGGTATTCAGCTGGTTGAACTTCTTTCGTACTTCTGCACTATTTTTTTGTGATTTTTCATAGAATACACATATAGAAATATTTTAATCCTTTTCGTTCATTTTTCTGTTTGCGTATTTACAGTTTGTTTGATTATTTATATATTTGTGTATTAAATTATTACGCCATGTCTCAATACTATGTTTATATTCATTTGGAGAAATATCTTGCCGAATGGTTGCTTCATCAGTTTGGCCAAAATGGTCAGATACGTTTCCCGAGGGGGAGTGCCGAAAACGATATTTTGGAGTATTCACTGACGACGCAGCCAGCCGATATCCCGGTTCCGTTGAAATCTCCCGATTCTTTGGCGATTGAGATTCCCTATTTTAAAACGAAGGATCCTCGGTATTACAATTTTCTACCACCCCGAGCGAAGAAGGCTCTTGAGCGGACGATTTATATTCGATTCCGGATTGAGCTTTGGAATGAGCTGCACACCTTCGACAGTCTGTCTCACAATCTTTCTGACCTCATTTGGACCTTTATGGAGAAACACGAAATCGCCGACGATCCGAAAAGCTGGGAAACCATTCGACAGATGTATTTTCGAATGAGAAAAACGTACCAAAAAAAACAGCAAAGAAACGCTACGAGTTCAAAGGAAGAATTTAACAATGCGGTACAAAACGCACAATAACAAATATTTAGCAATGAAACAAATTTTGCCGGGCATTCTCCGATTACAGGTTGTCGATTGTAGTCTGCTTCCGCCTAATGTCTCTTTGAAAAGCAAAGCGAATTTGCCTATTTCTGTGTTAGCGGACACAACGGAAATATCTTTCGTTGGCTCCCCGAAATGTGAGTATAATATAAAGAATGACAACAATTCGACAAGTGAGAAAACGATATTGGAATTCCTTACAGACGAGTATTTTCCGTTTGATGAGCAGAATGTTGCCTTTATCATATCATGTGCATCCGGTAAATCTTATTTGATTGGGGCCAGAGAGTCTCCTTTCCCAGTCGTCAATGTAAAAGAGATTATCGGTCCGCCTTCGGGTGACTCGGCCGGTTTTCAGGTTGAAGTCTCTTGGGTTTCTATAAAATCGCTCATTCCGTTGATTTTATAGTCTTTTATCGCTTGTTGCCCAGATGTTACCTTTGGCTAAAAAGGTAATTCTATGGCAAAAAAATTCGACCTGAAACTCAAAGGATATGTTGGCGGATACGACTTCGACTCCAATTATGTAGAGTATATCCTCGAAAAAAGCGAATCGAAAGAAGTAAATGTGCTCATCGACTCGCTGGGAGGAAGTGTCGCCTCTGCTTTTTCTATCTGTGAGGCATTCCGCCGACATGGAAATGTTAAAGTCCATTATGTCGGTATGAATGCCAGCGCTGCGACGATTGCATCGCTGGGAGCCAAGCACATCAGCATAGCGACATCGGGCATGTATCTCGTTCACAAATGCAGCACGGTGATAACCAAGTGGGCTAGTCTGAACGCCGATCAGCTTCGCCAGTTGATCGAGGAGTATGACAAACAGAAAAAGGACATGGAGAAGATCGACCTCAATATCGCCGCCATGTATGCCGACAAGTGTAAAAAAGACAAACAAGCACTGCTCGACCTGATGAAGGTCGGAGGGTGGCTCACGGCGCAAGAGGCACTCGACTGGGGATTCGTCGACGAGATCTGTGATCTCCCTGGCGATGTCACTCCCAAAGTAACCGCCCAGGTGATCGAGGATCTGTCGGAAGCTGGCATTCCTTTGCCATTCTCTGTACCAGAGAGAAACGACTCTCGCGTGGACAAGATATTCTCTCTGTTCGCTTCTTTTTTCCGCTCCAATACTCAACATCAACAATCTAGTGTAACAATGAACAAAAAATTCCAATCGATTATCGGGTGTCTCGAGATCGAGGCAATCGAAGAGAGCGACGGGAAATTCCATCTTTCCGCCGATCTCATGCAAAAACTGGATTCCCATCTCCAAGAGATGGATTCGAAAATTAAAGAACTGAAAGAGACTATTTCTCAAAAGGACTCAGAACTCGAAGCCCTTCGCAAAAAGCCCGCAGATGAAACGAAACATGTCGTCGACGACAAATCGGCAGAGAAGGAGAAATCTCCATTCGAATCGTATGTCGAAAACGTACGACAAGCAAAAGATTTGTTTAACCAAATTCCTTAACAAATATGGCACATAATATCTCATTTTCCGACGAAGAATACCAAAAGGCCGCCGAGAAGTGGAGACAGCAGTTGCTTCTCCTCCCTATGCTTTCTTGTAAAGATTCACTCCGGTTCATGACCGGTATTCCCGGGATCAGAAATAAAGAGCATGTCGGAACGGCAAAATCGAATGCTCAGTTCGGTCCTTACAAAGCAGATAAAAATTCATCTTCCACGACCGAGGTGAAATATCGAGAGCTCGAGACATTCTTCGGAAATGTCTGCGAGGATTTTGAGCCCAACTCGGTTGTTACGATGCTGTTGGGACAAAATGCCTCATTCTTGGGAGAAGGGCAGAAAACGGCGCCTTCTGCTAAGCTCGTAATCGCTTCTGTCCTTAAAAGCCTCGGCGAATCGTTGCACAATGTACTCTTTACGGCTAAAAGAAATGCAGAAGGGGATACCTCTGCCGACCTCTTCAACGGCTTTATTACCATTGCTGATGCAGAGGTCGAAGCCGGTAATATCGCTGATGGTAAAGGAAACCTTTTCAAGATCACTACCGGTTTCAGCGAAGCCGATGCGCTCGATGTTGCCAAGTCCATCGAGCGGAAAGCCCACCCGGTTCTCCGGGCTACCGAGAAATTCCTCTACTGTTCGCCCGAATTTGCCGATGCCTACAACGATGCCTATATGCTCACGCATGGCGGTATCGTGTATAACAAGAAATTCGAGCAGGCGGTCGTCGAGGGGTCGAACAACAAGACGACGCTGGCGCCGCTCACTTGTCTCGCAGGTTCTTCGAAGTTCTTCTTGGCTCCGAAATCGAATATGCTCTATGGATATGACAGCTTGTCTGACCAAGAAAGAATTCAAGTCGATCGTTTCAAGCCTTTTATGCTGACCCTCTCGGCCGCCATGTTCTTCGGCGTTCAGTTTTACTCGATCGACCCGCGCATGCTGCTCATGGTCGATGTCACGAAACAGGGATAACTAATATTTTTCGTAAATCCTAATCGCTTTAATGATGGAAAATTGCCTGAATATTCAAAAATCGCTCGGGTGGTGTCAGGGAACCCCCGTGCTTCCCGGTGTCCGCCGCCGGTTGTACTATCTTTCGAAGAGCGCGATCTTGAAATGGCCGACTCTTCCTCGCGATGAAAACGGAAGAGCCACATCGGCCGAACTGACCGGCGATTTTGTCCTGGCCGCCGATGCCAAGTGGAAATACATCGACCACCTTCCCGACAAAGCGCAACTCACCAGCGAGCCGCAAGGGGAAGTACCCAGCCAGACCCAACTCAACAAGTTGACGGTCGTACACCCGGGCGTCGGGGCCGAGGCATCGGCCGCGGCTGCCTATATCAACAACAACGACAATGTGTTTTTGGTCCAAGATATGGCCGATAATTGGAGGCTCGTCGGCTGCGAACGCTGGCAAACGAAATCCACCGTATCGCAAGATTTGGGACAAGGGCCCACGGGGACGACTTCCACGACCGTCTCGGTAGAGGCTACCGATGAAACTCCGGCTCCTTTCTACAAAGGGAAAATCGAAGCCGAAGAAGGCGATTTCATGGCCGACGGATCGGAAATACCGGAAACATAGTCGGCTGTCGAGAGTATGGACGATTTATGGGAAGGACTCTTGAACGATGTGCCGGAGAATAAACGTTCCGATACTCTCGACCGTTCCGTCTCGAAAGAACGACGATATGACATGGAAGGAATCAAAAACCGACAATGAAACTATGGACAAGAAACTCACCGAATCTTTACAGAAATGGCTCTCGACTCCCCGCGAGGAGCGGGACTACGAGCAAGGAAATCTCTTGCTTTTCCGCCTATCCGGGAATAAGATCCAGTATCGCAACCTCGCGCCTAATCCGGCCAAACACGCCGAGTTCATTACCCGGAACATTCAGAAATATGTAAATTTCCGAGTGCAGGAATTCACCCACGAACAGGTGAAGGAAATGGAAAAGAAGGTCGAGAAGATCTTCGAGAAGAGACTCTCTATCGAGGAAAACAACCCTGCGAGAGATTTCAAAAAAGGCAAACGCACCGACCACGATTCGCTTCCCGAGGAAATCCGGTCGCTGTATGTCGAGAACCTCGGTATCGCTCAGCGAATGAGGGACGTTCAAACGAAGCTCCGGCTTATCTCTACCGAAGAGTCTCCTTGCCCCGACAGCGAGCGATATCCGTTCCTTAAAGAGCTGATCTCGCTCGACAAGCAACTGCACGAGAATTGGGAGCGGTACGACCGCTATGTCCCGCAACAGGGACAGGAGAGCGGAAACGCGCCGGGCTCTCTCTCCGAAGAAAGCCGGAAGGCTCTGCGCTTGGTCACCTTGAATAAAGGCAAATATGCGAAGAAGCCGACGCCCGAGCTAAAAGCTAGGATTCTGGAATGGTATGGTCTTATCACGGATCCGGCCGAGAAACTTACCGAAGAGTTGAAGCGGTTGGGTATTCTCGAATGAAGAAGTACGGTGAATCGTTATGCCGCTGCCTGCCACCATAGAAATTTGCCAGAAAGACCTCTTTACCGCCGAGGACGAATTGAAGCGGAAATACGACGAAATTACCGTTCGTAGGCTTCTGCGTTTGCGCGAGATGTATGCTTGGGCAGTCGCCAATCCCGATGCGAAAGACCGCCAGTTCGTCGAAGTCCTCGTTTCCCGGCATCGCATTTCTCAGGCCGCGGCCTATTCCGATCTCGCCATCGTTAAGTCGATGATCCCGAGGATTGCGGAAGCCTCCCGGGATTATCATCGGTGGAGAGCCAACGAGATGCTTTTGGAGACCTACCAAACGGCCAAAAAGCGCAAGGATACCAAGACGATGGAACGGGCGGCTTCCAGCTATGCCAAATACAACCGCGTGGATATCGAGGACGAGCGGGCCATGCCGTACGACCGGATCGTCGTGCAGCCCTTTACGGCCACCGACGACCCTACGGTGCTGGGTATTAAACCTATCCCCAATATCAACGAGAAAATCAAAGAGATGCTCGACAAGTACCGTAAAGAGACTATCGACATCGAAGATATCGAATTCGAGGAAGCCGATCTCGAAGAAGACGAACTGTTCGGAGATGGAAGCGCAAAATAAGGTCTATTTCAACGCGCCGCAGCGACTCACGCAGCTTATCGGGGCCAATACTACGGTAATCGTCGCCGGCAGGCGTACCGGCAAAACCGACAGTATCGCCTCGCCGTTCGTCCTCAGGAACATGCAGCGCATGCCGGGCTCTACCGGAGGCATCGTCGTCCCCACTTTCAAACACGGGCTCACGAACACTTTGCCCGGGTTATTCGCCGCATGGAAGCGGTGGGGATTCGCCGAAGGCATCCATTATGTCGTAGGCCGTCGTCCCCCGAAATGGTTCGCGAAGCCCATCACCGAGCCGGCCGACTACGAACATGTAATTTCGTTTTATAATGGCTCGGTGGCGATTATCATTTCGCAAGACCGTCCCGGTTCTTCCAACTCTTTAACGCTCTCGTGGGTGCTCGTCGACGAAGCCAAGTTCATCGACTACAAAAAGCTCAAAGAAGAAACGCTCCCCGCCAACGGCGGCATAAAATCCTATTTCGGCGCCCGCTCGTTCAACCATTCGCTCATGATTTTGAGCGATATGCCCCAAACGCAAAAGGGTTCTTGGTTCCTTCATTACAAGGAGAAGATGGACGTCGAACTCATCGACACCATCAAAGCCACGGTCTTCGAAATTTGGAGAACAAAAACTCGGATACGGGAGTGTAAAAAAGAAGGGAAACCAATCCCCAAGTATTTGCAAAGCTATCTCCGTCGTCTCGATACGAACCTCAATAAAATGAGGTCGGTCGCCGTGTATTACAAAGAGTACTCCTCTATCGAGAACCTTCAACTTTTGGGCGAGAACTACATCAAGCAGATGAAGCGCGACTTGACGCCGAAAACATTCCGGACCTCTATCCTCTGCCAGCGGATAGGTATCGCCAAAGACGGGTTCTACTCCTCCATGCGCGAAGCCCATAAATACAACGCCAGCGATTTCGATTATCTCGATTCGCTCGGCTACGACTTCGACCCCGCTTTACTCGACAGTCGGGCCGATAAAGACGTCGATCCGTTCGAGCCTATTTGTATCGGCATGGACTACAACGCCAATATCAACTGGATAGTCGCCGGGCAACCCTCCGGGCGTCGGCTCAACATCATAAAATCGTTCTTCGTCAAATTCGAGCGGAAAATCCCTGCTCTTATCGACGACTTCTGCACATACTATGCGAATCACGAAAATAAGACCGTCGTCTATTACTACGATTCCACGGCTCTCGGAGCCAACTATGCCGTCAACGACCAAGACTTCCATTGGGTGGTTTGCCACGAATTCGAGAGGCACGGCTGGACGGTCGTCGATGTCTATCTCGGGAACCCTATGCGGCACGACGAGAAATACCTCTTGATCAATCAAGGTTTCGCAGGCAAACAGCGGTTCATGCCCTTTTTCAACCGCCAGAATAACGACGACCTCATTCTTGCGATACAATCTGCCGGTGTCTCCCGGGGTCGGAACGGTTTTCGAAAAGACAAAGGCGGAGAAAAGCTCGAAGAGTCGGAAGAATCCCTGCTCGAACATCGTACCGACGGAACCGATGCTTTCGACACGCTATACATCGGGTGCGAAAAATTCCCGCAGAATGCCCTATATCGCTACTCCTCCAACGGAGTCGCATGACTTGACTTCATAGATTATTATTTAAGTTAGGAAAGGTCTCGGCTTGTGAAAGTCGGGGCTTTTTTTGTATTATCCCTTGCTCGTTTCAAAAAAATCCCTCATATTTGCAATGTCAAGCATTTGAAACAGGCGACGAGGTTCGCCAACATAGCCGTTGGCATTTTTTGTGCCCATCGGTCAATATATAGTTCCGTCCCGTGTGGAGCGTTAATGCGCCCACAGCCTGTTTCAGGTGCTTGACAACGGGGAGCGGAACTTTTTTGTTCCCTTCCCGTCCTTAACATATTGTTTCATTTAATTGTCAAGCAAAATGAAAAAAACAGTCGCATTGCCTGTATCGCAGGCAAAAGAAGGCCGAAAAACGTCGGCCTTAGAGAAATCCCTCATTCGATTTTTCGAGCGGGAGCTCGAAGTGAAGCTCACCCGCCGTGAGATGTGGCGAAGCGTCCGTTTCGTCGCTTCGTTATTCGTCTTGTTGCTCGCCTTGTCGACCGGCGAGCCCCTGTTGGCCTTGCCGGCGCTCGCACTGGCAGCTTACGCTTATCGGGGCGTTGCCGACATAACCTCCCGTTTTACGGAGAAAGGAGGTGCGCGATGAAAAGCCATACGATCGAGTTCACCCGCGACGACCTGGTCGTTCGGATCACCCGCTACCCGGCCGGAGAACCGGGGAAATCGCCGTCGGTAGAGATAGAGGTCGAATCCTCCGGATTGCCCCGGTCGTTCGTATGGTTCGACAGGGAGCCGCAGTTGTTCGCCTTCAAGGAGATGCTCGAAGAATATATCGAGACGTTCCGGTCGACGAAGGACGAGACCGCGCGATAATTTTTTGCTCCCGGCTTGCGAATGCCGAGAGTTTTTCGTATCTTCGAAGAAAAGGAGGAAATATGTTTATAATCGAGGCCTTAGGATTTGTGCTCTTGTTTGTGATAATTATAGCTCTTGGAGCATTCACGGCGGCTAGCGTTGTATTGTCGTACATATATTGGATCGTGGTAGCTGCTTTTTCGGTCACGGCGATAGCCGCTCTTTGCAGTCGCCTCGTTCGCTTTTTCAAAAGGAAAGCTCGTCGTTCGTAATACGTTATTGTAGAAATAGAATTCTCGTCGGAGCCTCGGGAAATCTTCCCGAGGCTCTTTTTGTGTCTTTTTCCCTCTCGCCGGGAGTGGCCATATTCGTGAAAAATTAATCGGATATGAGCAATTACGAAACATCGGCCTCCATCACCTTGGAGGTGAACGGCAAGAACGCGGAGGATCGCTTGAAGGCTCTTCGGCAGAGAGCCGAGGATCTGGAAAACGCTTTGGCCCGTGCCCGGAATACTGGAGACAAAATCGAGATGAACAAGCTCCAAAAGGAGCTGAAAAAGACGAATAAGGAGATTAGGGAGATGTCGTCGTCGGCTCAGCAAGCCGAGAGCGTCATGCGCCGTCTCGACAGGGCTACCCCGAGAGAGCTCTCTAAAACGCTATCTACCCTCCGGAAGCAGCTCGACAATATCGAGCGGGGATCGGCCGCATGGAATGCCCAGATAGAAAAAATCAAAGCGGTGCAAAGGGAATTGAACTCTGTAAAGGGTTCGATGAAAGAACATGAGTCGTTGTGGTCCCGGTTCGCCAAAAAAATGTACGACTGGGGAAGCGCCCTTACGATGTCCATGGCCGCGATATCCGGCTTGACCATTACCGGCAGGCGGGCTGTGCAGAGTTATGCGGACATGGAAGGCGAAATGGCGAATGTGCGCAAATTCACCGGCATGACGACGGAAGAGGTCGAGCGACTGAACGAATCGTTCAAGACGATGGATACACGCTCGTCTCGCGAGCAGCTCAACAAGCTTGCCCAAGAGGCCGGGAAACTGGGAATCGCCTCGCAGCAGGCGGTTATCGAATATGTCGAGGCGGCCGATGTGATCAACGTCGCCCTCGACGAATTGGGAGAGGGGGCGACCCGGGATATCGGAAAACTTTCGTCGATTTACGGCGATGCCGAGAGAATGGGCTTGGGAAAAGCCATGCTGGCCGTGGGCGCTGCCATCAACGAAGTCTCCCAAAACTCCACCGCTTCGGCTTCTTATTTGGTAGATTTCGAGAATCGTATGGCCGGTGTGGGTAAACAGGCCGATATGAGTATCCCTAAAATCATGGGTTACGCTTCGGTGCTCGACCAGAACGCCCAGCAAGTAGAGATGTCGGCTACCGCTTTGCAGGGCATTATCATGAAAATGTATCAGGATCCGGGGAAACTGGCCCGCATAGCAGGCATCAACGTGAAAGAGTTCGCTCGGCTGGTGAGGGAGGATGCGAACGAGGCTTTGCTGCAACTGCTCGACACCTTCGGTAAGGCCGGAGGCATGCAGGCGCTGGCTCCGATGTTCGACGAGATGAAGCTCGACGGATCACGAGCGGCCAGCGTGTTGTCGGTGCTGGCCGGGAATATCGAATCGGTTCGGAGAGAGCAAAAGCTGGCTCAGGAAGCATTTGATGAAGGCACATCGGCCATTACAGAGTTTAATGTCCAAAATAATACGGTGCAGGCGCAGCTCGACAAGGCCAAAAAGTCGTTCAACGAGTTATCGGTCGAGCTCGGGAAAGATCTGCTTCCTGTCATGCGCCATGCGATTACCGGTGCGTCGGCCTTGCTCCTGGTATTTAAGGAGGTTATCTCCGTTATGAAAGAGAATAGAGCTTTGATCGTCTCTGTGGCGGCCGGTATAGCCGGATATACGGTCGCCGTGAAGGCGAGTACTGTCGCTCAAAATCTTTGGAATGCGACGCAGAAGGCCGGAAATTCGATTGCGGCGACAGGGAGAGGTATCGTTCTATTGCTCAGATACGCCTATTTTAGATTAGAGGGGCAGGTCCGCAAAGCCGATGTCGTGATGAAGGCCTTCAATCGCACGACCAAAATGTCGCCTGTCGGGATATTGGTAGGAGCCTTGTCGGCCGGAGTCGCAGCCTTGCTTTCCTATCGGGAAAAGATGAAATCTGCTCGTGAGGCGGCGGCCGAGGCAGCCAAAGCCGAGCGGGAATACGAGAAAAGCATCACCGATGTCTCGGAAGCTGCCGCCTCGACATCGAAGGAGGAACTCGCACGTTTGCAAGCATTGTATCGGGCAGCCGTCGACGAAGCCCGATCGAAGGAAGAACGAATCGAGGCAGCCCGCCGGTTGCAATCGCTCTATCCCGATTATTTTTCCAAAATGTCGACCGAACAAATCATGTTGGGAGACGCCAAAGCCAAATACGATGAATTGACCGATTCGATTCTGAAAAATGCGAAGGCGAAAGCCGCGGCCGATTTGATAAAGAGGAATGCCGAGCAAATCGTCGAGATAGAACAATCCATGCCGGAGTTGGAGAAAAACGCTGTCGATACGGACATAGCCTATGACCGGGCGAAGAAGCGGAGGCAGGAATATATCGATAGATACAACATAAGCCCGTCGGCCATGGGCGGCGGTTATGCGCAAGATCAGTCGGCGCTTTTGTCGAATGTCATGGTAAGGAAATCGGCTCCCGGAACCGACGATGAACGGAAGGCGGCGGAAGCAGCGTGGAAAGCGTATGCCGAAGCGAACGACAAGCTGACTAAGCTGCAAGCGGCCAATAAGAAACTGGCCGAGGAGTACGGTATATCTTTGACCGATGTATTCGCCGGGCAGGGAGACGGTGAAAATATGAGCTCTGTCTCTGCTTCCGGTAGTGCGGGGAAAAGCGGGAAACGAAATAAGTTTCAAGCAGAAGACGACTGGCTGTCGATCGAGAAGTCGAAGGCTCTCGCCGGCTATGCTACCGGATTGATGGATTACAACGAATATATCGAGAAAAAAACAGAGCTCGATAAACAGTATCTTCTCAAAAAGTTGCAGAACGCAGAGGCCACGGAAAAGGAGATAGCCGATATCGTCGGCGAGCTCGACAAACTCACTGAAAAGGAGGTGACACAGCGGAATAAAGAGCAGTTCGATGCCGCAAGAGAGGAGATAGAAGCCGAACGCCGGGAACGCGATGCTGCCGATACCGACAGTTATATGCGAGGCCGAATTTCGGAAAAGACTTACCAGCGAATGAAATTCGAGTCGGAGATAGCATATCTCAACCGGCTCAAAGAGTTGTATGCCGAGGGTAGCCAGGAGCGTGCCGAGATTGAAAAACAGATTACCGACAAACTGCAAGCCGACAAGCTGGCCAAGTTCAAGGAGACGCAAGACAGGCAGAAGACTCTTTATGAGGAGTATTTCAAAGGGATATCCCTTATGTCGGCCGAAGAGAGGGAGCAGCAGTATCGGCTGCAAATCGATTCTCTGAATGCCCTGACGAAGAAGATGCTCGACGCGGCCGGAAACGACGAGGCTAAAAGGCAGAAAATCATCGAAGCCTCTGCCATCGCCGAAAAGGCATTGAAAAAGCAGTATTTCGAAGAGACTACGGAGGAGAGTTTCAATGCCATGGAGAAAGCCAACGCCGAGTTGGCCGAGTGGTTGCAAAGCGACGGCGGGAAAGCCGTGACCGACTCTTTCGGTATGATCATGTCGGGAATGTCGGCTATCTTCTCGCAAATATCCTCGATAGTCCAGTCGAATATGGAGATGGAGACCGCCGCCATCGAGAAACGCTACGACAAAGAGATTTCGTTGGCCGAAGGAAATACTTACAAAGTCAAGAAGCTCGAGCAGGATAAAGAGAATGAGATAGCCCGGGCAAAGAACGAAGCGAACCGCAAGATGTTCGCCATGCAGGTGATCCAAGCCGTGGCGCAGACTGCTCAGAACGCTTTGGCCGCTTATGGCTCGGCTGCGGCGATACCCATCGTCGGATATATCATGGCTCCTATTGCGGCGGCCATGGCCGTAGCTGCCGGCGCCGTGCAGATCGCGGCTATAAAGAAACAGCAACAGGCCTCCGAAGCGCAGGGGTATGCCGCCGGCGGATTCACCCGCCCCGGCCCGGAGGACGAGCCGGCCGGTATCGTCCATGCCGGCGAGTGGGTCGCCAGTCAGAAACTGGTGACTTCGCCGGTAACGCGTCCTATCATCGATGCCCTCGAATATGCGCAGCGAACCAACACGATCGGCTCTATCCGTCGAGTGTCTGCTCTCCCCGCGCCGATTAGCTTACCAGCCCCTTCGCCTGATGGAGGAGGAAACTCCCCGGACACAGGCGTATTGCTCGCCACATATTTTGCGGTTCTCAAAAAATTGGGTGACCGACTGGACGAGCCCTTCGTCACGGTCAACACGGTTACCGGCGACCGGGGCATCAAGAAGGCTCAGGACGAATACGATCGTTTGATCAGAAACAAAACCCCTAAATCACGCAGGAAATGAAAATATTCGTAGAGGGTAAAGAGGCTTTCTTGAAGAAAGGAACCTCCTTCGAGTTTATCGCTGAAAACAGGCTTTTCTCTGGTTCCGACGAGTACACCTTGTCTATCACCTTCCCCATAGTCGATTGTCCTCGGAATCGGGCGATATTCGGGCTTTTGTATCGGAAAGATGTCGATATCGAAAAAGTGAACTTCGCCTGTGAACTACGGGATACCGATTTCTATAAAATGGGGGTTCTCGCTATTGTCGAGGTGTCGCAATCCGAAATCAAAGGGCAATTCCTCGATGGAATGAGCGCCCAAAACTTCATCGGTGATTTCGACGAGATATACATCAACGAACTCGACTTGGGCGATTATGAGTATGTGAATATGAGTAATACACCTCCAGAATGGCTTTGGAGGAGCATCGACCGCATGAAAAACTATATATCTTTGCCCTGGGTCAACAACTATTCGGGGAATATACAAAATGAGGTCGTATATGAAAATGGCACTTATAAATGGCATCCGGACACCAAGGGGGTATCGTTTCAGCCATATTTGCTATTCATCGCAAAGCAAATTTGCGAGGTATTAGGTTATAGTTATGATTTCGGGGAATGGGAGAGGTCGACATATCGTCATCTCATAGTCTGCAATTCGCTCCCGTATGCCTGGGATATGCCCCAAATAGCAAAAGCCCTTCCTCACTGGACTGTGACAGAGTTTTTTGAACATTTGGAGAACTTTCTGTCGGCATTTATTGACGTTGACCATAGGGGCAAGACAGTGACATTCCATTTCATCGCTAATGACTCGGATTTCAATACCAGTATAACCCTTAACCATGTTGCCGACGATTTTACGGTAGAGGTTAGCTCCGAGGGGGAATCTTCATACAGAGGCGTATCTACTTTGAGATATTCCGATTGCGACCATGAAATGTGGAAATTCTACTCGTGTAACTGGTTGGTGGAAAATCATGAGAAGATGATTGTCCGATATGAGACTCTGAATGATTTAATCGAGGCCAATGAAAACTTGAAGGAGACCGTTGTCGGGATTGAGTATCCTGATTCAAATTTGGGAAAAATCTTATATGTCGAGTCTTTGAATACCTATTTCGTATTTAGACCGGTGAAGATTATACCTCAGAGCGTTTATGATCCAGTGGCTGATACCTATTATGACCAGTATGTGAACATTCTTCAACCGATAAACCAGTTTGGAGAACGCAACGGTACAAATGAGGAAAGCGATAGCATAGAGATAGGGATTGTCCCCGCCTGGATAGATGACACAGAAACCAGTAAAGGGCAATGTCTGTTTTTAGAGCTCGACTTCAATGATGGAGAAACAGATGGCAATTCTGAGTATTTACCGATAAGTCTACTCGAATCTGGGGAGAGTGAAAAAAGTGGGGCATACTTCTCTCAACTTTTTGTCGCATTCTGGGACGGTACGAATTATTTCAAAGGGCTGCAGCCGCGTCCAATTATCGACAAAATATCTACGAATGAGGACTGGACTTATGTTGAGACTGGGTATAGCATGCGTCTAAATAGGGATCCTAGCGACCTTTCCTATTTCAACTCTCCGATCGACAGCAGCAAAAAATACAATTTCCAGTTTTTGGCGAACAAAATTCCGCCTGTGAGGGCTTTGTTCTTCATTCAAGGTAAGCCGTATATCTGTGAAAAAATCACGGCCACATTCACGGAATATGGTATGTCGCAGCTCTTGAAGGGGACGTTCTATCGAACCGATTAAAGAGTCCCGTCGAGGTCGAGAATGGCTTTATCGGCATTGTCCCGGTGGCGGGTATATACATCGGTAACGGCCAGTGAGCTGTGTCTTGCCTGGTCTCTCACCGAGATGTTGCTCAGTTTTTTGTCCAGCATCTCGGTGATTCCTGTATCTTTTAGCGAGTAGAATGTGTAATCTTTGTCGAGTTTCAACTCTTTTTTCAGGCGGGTCCAGCGAATAGTTATGAGCCGTCGGTCTACTTGCACGTTGCCGGGCATGATGTTGTTTGAGAATAGGAAATAGTGAGGAGGGTAGTCGAATACCCCCAAGTCGAGCATGAATATCATTACCTTTTTCGGGATAGTTATAGTTTGTGTCGTTCTGTTTTTGCTGTCTTCGGACGGGATTGTCAAGGTACAATTCTTAACGTTGAAATATCGAAGCCTCAGCCGGGTCTGTTCGATGGGACGAATATAGCAGTAGTATAAGAGATAACACGATAAAAGAAAGTGTTTGTCGTTCGACATCAAATATTCGCTTATCTGTCGAATCACAGAGGGCGGAATAACTTTCCTCCTTTTCTGGAATAATTTTCGACTGAAAGGTTTTATGCCGGAGGCCGGATTCTCGTTCATAAGTCCTTTTTCTACGCAAAAGGAACAAAAAGCTTTGAGAAAAGTGAGACAATTATTCCTATACTGAGGGGACAGTTTCAGTTCCAAGTGTATGTAATCGAGGAAATCGTTGCAAAATCGTTTGTCCAGCTGGTAGAGGTAGATGATGGGTGAGGTTCTCTGTTGATTATAGGCAACCAACTTTTTAATCTTTGATTCGTGGCTGATGTATGTCTCTTTTCTGAAAATCCCATCGGAGTACATCTTCTTGTTATTCTCCACATATCGTTTGATGGCATCATCAAACGATATCGCAACCTTAAATTCTTTCTCGACCCAGGGATTCCACCCCCGGATAAGTTGTTGGTAAAGCCGGATAATCAGACCTGCAGCATACTCCCGCCTCTGTTTCTTTGTCGCCAATCGGTTTATCTTTATTCGCTTCCTTCTCATTTTCCCTCTAACTGGGTCGAAAGCGTAAAACTCAACATACCAGGCAGGGGCATTTTCACGAAGCCTTGGGTATGTAAAACTTATTATTTCGTCGATTGTGGATTTTTGTGGCAGATTGTCAATGTTAAAATCAATCCGCGCGGGAATCGTATTTTTAAGCAT